AAGTAAAAGTCAGGCTAAGAAAAACGGGAGGCGTGATGGAGATTATGACTTCGGAACTAATCCCTGTTCAGAAATCATACTTCGACCATACCAATTCTGTAACCTCACAGAGGTCGTGGTCAGAGCAGAGGACACTGTAGAGTCGCTAGCTAAGAAGGTAAAGATTGCTACGATCCTGGGTACATTCCAGTCTACTCTAACGCACTTCCCGTATCTGCGTAAGATATGGAATAAGAATACAGAAGAGGAGCGACTGCTTGGTGTATCGTTGACTGGTATTCTTGATAACAAATGGATGGGAGAAGTAAATGACAGCACTGCGAAGGCTCTTGAGCAGTTACGACAGATCGCCGTGGACACCAATTCTAACTATTCAGCTAGTCTTGGAATCCCTCAAGCTGCTGCTATCACTTGTGTCAAGCCTTCTGGTACTGTGTCTCAGCTTGTTAATTCTGCCTCTGGTATTCATACTAGACATAGTAGCTATTATGTTCGCCGTGTTCGTGGCGATAAGAAAGACCCGTTAACCAAGTTTCTGACAGAGGCAGGTATTCCTACTGAGGATTGTGTAATGCGTCCTGACAGCACTGCAGTGTTTTCTTTCCCAGTGAAAGCACCAGATAATGCCAGGACTCGTGAGCACTTAACTGCTTTGCAGCACCTCGAACTGTGGTTGATGTATCAGCGCCACTGGTGTGAGCATAAGCCCTCTGTCACTATCTCTGTTAAGGAAGATGAGTGGATGGATGTTGGAGCATGGGTGTGGAGGAACTTCGATGAAATCTCTGGTATATCGTTCTTGCCTTGGGATGGAGGCACTTATCGTCAAGCGCCTTATGAGGAGTGCAGCAAAGAGCAGTATGAGGAACTTCTTGCTAAGATGCCTACAGGTATTGCATGGGATAATCTTAAGGAAGAAGACGATAATGTCGAAGGAGCACAGACCTTAGCCTGTGTAGCAGGACACTGTGAAATATGAGAGCAGAACTAAGTTTAATTGCAGGTATGATGCTGGGGTTTGAATATGTACAAGATCCTGAAGAAGGAACTAACTACCTTGTTGTAGATATCTTCTTTGTCCGTATCTTATTTGGATGGGGTTAGATACAAAGCTCTCTCGTCTTTTCTACGCTTGACCAATCCAGGTAGCTCTTTGCCGCCTGCTTTGGTCCAAGCCATGAAAGCCTCAGCAGCAGCTTCATAGTCACCACGATTGTGACACATCCTTATTGAAGAGCGTTGGAGATTACCGAGGCCAACATTGAAAGAGAAGGAAACGAGTGCATCAAAGCGAGACTGAGTAAGACCAGAAGGACACAGTCGTAGTACGCCTCTCTCGAAAGAAGCCAAGTCTTGGGCGAGAATCTCATCAACCTCTTGCATTGATAGGACTCTGTCCCATGCTGGAGGGATTGGTATATTCTTTCGCTCATCTAGTTTGACTCCAATATGTGCAGGGTCAATGACATGACCTACCCCGATGGTCCACAATAAAGCGGGACACCTATATCCACGGGTACGGACACCTTCGTGGTGTTTGATCATATCTATGCATTCTTTTGATACCTTCATTTCTTAAAGCTCTGAGTACCGAACCAGAAGGCAATCACGCTTGAGAAGATGATGGCGCTGTCCTCATCCCAGAGGATCTCCATAGCCATCTCAAAAGGAACACCAGTCTTCCATGCATAGAAGAAACCAAAGATGTTCACAAACAGAAGCATACAAAACATACCATAGGTGATCACTGGCCTGACTGACGCACGAAGGTTAGTAACCCACTGTGAGGCTCCTTGTCCAATGGCTATATCGTGGGCATACAAGGCTTCTCGTTCCTGTACTGCTGTCTGCATAGCCACCTGCTCTGTCCTAATCTCTTCGATCCTGGCCTGGGCTATGTAGCCTCTCTCTAGCATCTGTAGCTCTCGCTCAGTCTGCATCTTAGCTAGCTCAAGCTCATGAGATTTATCAGCCTTGTCCTGGAAGAAGTCTAGGATCTTAGGTAGACCACCCATAAGGAAAGAAATTAGTGTAGATAGTAAAGTAATCATTACATAAGCCCCATCATTTTAAAGACTCCATAAACAACAGCACTAACAAGTAAAATCATTCCCCATTCTTTTCTAGTCTGCATACGCTTACGATAGAACTCATCATTAAGTTCTAAATGTTGTTTTCGTAGTTGTGTAATTAAAGACTTTACTTCTGACACTGCTGATCTTCCATACTCCATCTCAATCTGTTTATACATCTCCATCTCTGCATCTCTTATCTGCCTAATGATCTTGTACTCTTCATAGGCAGTCATGAACATCATGTCACCACGGCGTTCAATCTGTTGCTGCTTCCTCTTCCAGGCGACTCTTGCCTTCGCCTCTTCATCCAGGAATGTATTTACTTCGTTAGCAGTTTCCTTAATCTCCCTGCCGACTTTTACAGCTTCTTTTATCCCCGATAGAGCAGCCCTTGTTGTTTGTATTGGGTCACTCACTTTGCTCCAATCCTTTACTTTGTAGTCGTTTGCGCTGGAACTCTGCAGCAAACTCTGGATTACTATTATATTGTTCTACTAGAATTTGATTAGTTGCTGCTCGTCTTGCTCTTTCGGCTACACGCTTCATAAGAATATTCTTAACTGCCTTATTAGAATTCTGATACAATGGTGTATCAATTAATAGGTTCAATTGATTTTCTACTAGCTCTCCAGATACCTTAGCATATCTCTCATAAGTAGATGTGTCAAGTTCTACATCACGAATCTTTTTATTCACTGCTTCGTAGTTAAATCCAATCGACTGAATCTCTCTCTGCAGCGGTGTCTGCTCAGCGGATCTAGCGGCAATACCAACAACACCAGACAAACCATATGCTAAGTTTGGCTTAGGTTCACCGAGGATATCACGCTTAACTGGTAGGTCCTCTCTCATGCCTGGGATACGAGCTTGTACAGCCTCATCAAAGGTTCGTACTTCACGCTGATATGGATCAGGCACACGAGCAAACTGAGCCACTGCAGCAGGCACTACTAGACCAGCAAAGCTATTAATAAAGCTACCACCATAACGCTCAGGGTCATGCACAGCCTGCAGCACACCAGTGATGCCTTCTAAGAAGGTCTTCGAGGTAAGGTTCTTGGTGATAGCTAGTGTACCGTCCACTGCTAACTCTTGTATCTTCCTGTCTGCTGCTGGTTTATTATAGTAGTCTCGAAGAGATTCTACAGAGTCAGCAAACACACCCATCACTGTAGCTAGCGGCTCAACACGAGCATAGGAATACCATGTGTCACCAATCTTGACAGAATACTCAGGGATACCCGCAGCAATCATAGCTTCTCTGCGCCCCGCGTCCTTTGGGTAGGAACCAGTTAGATTGCCTTGTGCTACTTGATATGCAGTCATAGAGGCGATACCAGCACCAATCATAGTACGGGCTAGTGCCTCATCCTTCTTGCCTTTAAACTGCTTCATAAACAAGCTAGCAGGCGTATATGACAGAGCATCTTTAAGGATATTAATAGGAGTCTTAATAAATGGAGCAATGAACACAAGCTCAGGATGGTCAGCACGGAGCTTTAACATTGAGTTGCCTAGTTTACCTAGATCAGCCTGGAATGTTTGGCTCTTAGCAAAGTTAGTAATATCATCTGCCAGTACTGGATTAATCTTCTTAAGCTCATCTGCCCAGGTAAGACTGCCGATGTCTACTTGCCTTAGCTTCTGATACAATTCATTACGAGTCATACCACCAAGTTTACTCTCAGGGATAGCACGAGTTAGTCTTTCTGCTACAGCATTAAACTGCATCCTACGGAAGATAGCCTTAGAGAACTCATCAATAGCTACTGATGCCTTAGTAGGCATACGCACTACAGCACCTATATTCTTCTCAAGCTGAGATGAATTAGCTGATCCACCAATAGCCTGTTTAATCTGATCAATGTTAGCTGTGGTATCTAGTGGCGCTCCTTTGGTCCAACCAGCTTTAGCAAAGTCAATCCCTTCTGCTAAGCCTTCATAGAAACCTTTAAGCATAGAGGCAGACTCTTGCAGCCTAACAGAGTTTCCAGGCATAAGGCCAAGAAGGAAACGCTCAGCAATAGCTAATGGTGCTTTGACAAGAGCAGACATAGCGTTGACAGCAATTGTACCAACACCAGAGATATAGGAGTTAACTACAAACTCAGCTACCTTGTCTCTGAATCGTGGCTCTTTTAATGTCTGGTTAACAAAGCTAGCTTGTGCCTTTGCTTTCTCACCAGGAAGCATGTTCATTCTATTAAGATCATCAAGACCTTGAAAGAATGCGTCAATTGCTTCTTTACATTTTGCATCTACTTTTAGCATGAACGACCACCTAAGAATGGAATAATCTTTTGATTCTGATTGATAAGCTGATTAAGTCTTTTCTGGTATGCCAGTGCTCTGCCTAGGTTACTAGCGTTGCCCTCGACTGCAGCCAGCAGACTAGCAGCTTTACCCATCATTGACTGCAGGACAGCGTAGCCTTCTTCGCTGCCTAGCTCCTTAGATATTCTAGCAAGTTCTCTAGCTTTTGTCAAGTCATCGATGGCTGTCCTGGTTGCCTTGACTGCTGAGGCCAGCACTTCAGGAGGCAGAAGCTCTTGAACCTTCTTATTTAGCAATGCCTCGACAGCCACATCTTCAGGGATAGTACGCTGGCCTTCCTCGGTAATCTCCTGGAAAGACTTGCCAGTCTGCCTTTCGTATCTAAACCGCCCCTGTAAGGCTCCATAGACCTGCTGGAGGGCTTCCTGATCTCCCTCGGTCTTCGACACCAGGACCTTGACATTAGCGTCCCTGAAGGGATTATTTGGGTCTATCATCCTGGCAAACTGCTCAGGTCGAATATTGGCAAACCTAGTAGCTGAGTCCTTTAGGTAATCCCTGTAATCACCAGTCTTAAAAGCCACCTGATCAGCCTCAGCCATAGCCTTACCTACTGAAGTCTCTGATCCACCATCTACCACAGCCTTATTAATAGGCGAAGCAGATGCCTCAGCCTCATCCACAAACTTAACAGGTGAAGGAGGAGCCTGGAAGATTGGCTTATCTAGTTTATTAAAATCATATAACAGGCGCTGTTCAGCTTGGGTGACCATCTCCCCTGCATTGATACGAGACTGGATCTCAAAAGCCTTGACAGCATCGTCAGTCAGTGGAGGAATTTGGCTCTCGAAGTCTCTGAGGAACCTCTGTTCAGCAGGTGTGACAGCGTCACCTACTTCAATCCTTCTTTGAATATCTAATAAAGTACTAAACTGCTGCTGAGTAATAATAGGTGTAGCAGCGTCTTCAGCAGTTGTAGCTGCTTCTTCTACTGTCCTAACTGTACCTGTAGATGGCTCTACTGCCGCAATCTTAGATGCCTCACTCTTACCTACCAGCTTACCAAGACCAGCACCAAGAACTGCACCAAAGCCAGTGCCAATAGCAATGTTCTTTAGTCTGGAATCAGCAAACTCTTCTTCATAGGTAGGTTCTAATGCACCAGCTATACCGCCTACTGTAGCTCCTTGCCTAACAAACTGACCCATTGTCTTAGCACGAGCTAAAGGAATAAGGTTAGTTGGATCAGCAATTGAACCAGCAATTACACCAGTTAAGGCAGCACCAGTGTTCGTGTCTACCATCGCACGAAACTCTTGCTCTTTTTCAAGATCAGTCTGGTAACCAAATGCACGATTATAGAAATCTAAATCGTTACCAAACAATTGAGATAAGCCACGCAGAGTAGATGTTACTCCACGCTCAAATCCTCGACCTAAAGTTTCTGCTGTACCATATTCCTGTTGAGATACTACTTTTAGTCCAGGTTCAGAAACTTTATTCCATTGATTATTTGCAATAGCTTCTAAGTCAGAAGTAGATAGCGAACCCCAATTAACTTGTGCCATTAGGGAGATACTCCTTCAGGTAGTTCTGGAGATGCTGTACTTGATCTTGGCTGTCTTCCGCTAGCTTTATTCCTACGCTCTAACTCTGCCCTAGCTGCCGCTGCTGGATCTGTTGCTGCTCCAGGTGCAGCAGGTGTAGTTCCACTAATAGTAATAGTTTTAATATCAGAAGGATTAGACTTATTGATAGCAAGCACACCAGTAACATTTCCTAATGCATCTTTAAGAGGAGTAAAGTTAAACTTATCAGCAGCCAGATTAGCGATACGAGCATCAATTTCTTTAATCTGTGCATCTGTAAGTTTATTTTGACGAGCAAGATTATCCATGTCAATCTTAAATCTGTCTTTAGTTACACCAAGTTGACCTTCTTGTACCTCAACACCACGCCTGCTTATGTCAAGTTGTTGTTCACGGAAGCCAACATCAAGCTCCTCTTTCCTTCGAGCAGCAGCCTGCTGAGCTACACTTACAGCCTCATTAGAGTAACCTTGAGCAGCTAACTCTTTTGCTATATTACTTAAAACAGAGCTATTCGTTAAGTCTTGGTCTTTATACTGAGTAAGGATAGACTGGATATCAGTTGCTTTCTTAAGCATTGGATCAGCAGAGCTAGGAAACATTCTCTGCATAGCCGCTTGAGAAGCTACATCACCAAACCTTAAACCAGCTTGATATAGTTCTCTGAATGGCCCAAAGCCAGCGCCTTGCTGGGCTATCTGCTGGTTACGAAGTAGTTGTTCTTGCCTAGCTTCTCTCTGCCTAGCAAGAATAATTTCTTCAGGAGATGTTCCAAATAAAGATTGAATCGCCATATCTATTCCTTATTTATTATTCGCCAAAGCCACCAAACCAAGAAGCAGCATCTTGTGCGCTCATTTGTGATGTTCCTGCAGGATAACCAAATCCACGAGCATTACGCATTCCCATTAATTGATTAAACATATTCTGTTGCTGTTGATTTTGTAAATACTGTTGACCAAAACCAGAAAGATTCTGTGCCATCAGTGACGGACCAACAAGCGATCCCTGCAGTCTTGTCTGAGCAGCGGCTGTTCCACCTGCTAGTAAGGATTGACCAACATTAGCGCCAGCAGTAGCAGCACGACCACCAAGCTGTGCGCCAATATCAAGAGGCTGTTGTGCCATTTGCTCTAGCGTCTGAGCAGCACCAATCTGCTGTAAGAACGGAGCCAGTGCCTGAGTCTGGTATTGATAGCGGCTACCAAGCATACCTCCAGCAGTACCAAATAAACTAGCACCTGTGCCTACTAAGCCAGTACCGAACTGTGCTCGTTGCTGTGCAGCCTGTTCAGCCTGAGCAGCTAGTTGTAAGTCTTGTGTTCTCCGTGCTGCAGCTAGTGTAGCAAGCTCTGGTTGGCCTTGAGCGCCTACTGTTAGACCAGCCCTACCTCTACCAAATACAGACCGAGCAAGAGCCTCTTCTTCCCTACGGCGAACAGGATCAAGTAGTGCTGTCTGCTCTTGCATAAACTGCTGTCTAGCAGCCTCTGGGGAAGTAGCTAGATACTGTTGTCCTAAACGAGTTATATCTCCAGCAGTTCCAAACAGTCTAGTACCTGCTCCTCCAATTAACTCAGACTCAGCAGCAACTCTACCAATTGTTTCAGGAGACAGGCTATATCCTGCTAACCCAATTAATTGATTCTGAAGTCTTTGAATCTCAGGATCGACTGTATATCCAGCAGAGGTCAGATAACCTTTGTCATCAAAACCAAATTGAGAAGTACCAAACCTACTAGTAATTCCAACTGGCCTAAACCTTTGGGCTTCTGCAGCAATTCGAGCAGATTCTAGTTGAGCTTGTGCAGAAGTATCAGCTGCTCTTTCTGCCGATCTTCCAGCCAAAGCAGAACCTACTAAGTTGCTCCCTACAATTGCGGCTGTAGCCATCCAGGGCATTTTATTACTCCTTAATTAATACTTTATCTATATTATCAACATCTGTTTCATCAGTAGCATGAATACAGTACCATACACAATCTTCTAATGCTAATACACCGTGATGTTTTTCAGCTTTGATATTAAAACAATGTGGAGCTTCAATATCAAAAACTTCATCATCTACAACAACTTTTACTTTTCCTTTAGCTAAAATAGCTAGATGATCGTACTTATGTTTATGCTGAATAATTTGTGATCCTTTAGGAAACAAACATTCTTTAGCATATAAGTTATCTGAAAAATGATGCTGGATCATACTAACTATTACTGTGCTTCTAAGTTAGCTACTTTAGCTTTAAGAATATTAACTTCAGTAGACAGTTCTTTAACTGCGTTAACCAGAGCATACATAAGCTCTGAAGGATCAACAGTCTTATAACCATCAGCATCAGTACCAACAATGTTAGCAAAAGGAGTCTGCTCTACTTCTTGAGCAATAACACCGATAAAGGTCTTATCAAGAGTAGCCCCAGTTTTCTTATCAATAAACTTATAAGATACTGGACGAAGTGTTTTAATAGCGTTTAAGCCTTTAGAATAGTCGACTACATCTGTCTTTAATCTACCATCTGACAAGGAGTTAAACGAACCACCACCTGCTTTACGGACATCGCTTAAATTAAACTCTGCATAAGAACTAGAAGAAAAATTCAAATAGTTTACAGCAGCGTAACCAACAGCAAAACTATTACCAGAAGAATCGTACTGAATACCTCTAGTGTCATTACCGCCTAGTGTAAACTTATATGTGTTACCTGTTAACAAAGTTCTACTAAGTTCATTACCGCCTTGATTAACACGAATCTGGCTGCTTGTCAGTTGAATGTTTGAAGTAGAATCAAACTTATGAGTACTGGCAGTGAAGTCGTTAAATGTGTTAACACCTGTCCAAGTCTGAGTAGCTGCTAATGTAGGACCAGTAGCAGTAATTGTAATTGCTCCAGTGTACGGACCAGAGCCAGTACCAGTAATAGAGATGCCTGTACCTGCGGCTGCTGAGGTTACGCCAGAACTAATCGCAGCAATCTTGTTAGCTACATAAGCAGTAGTAGCTAGTTTAGTAGTCTCATCGCTAGTGCTTTGTGTAGGAGCTACAGGAGATCCAGTGAAGGTCGGACTAGCTAGGTCAGCTTTAGTAGCGATAGCTGCAGAGATAGCATTAAACTCAGTATCAAACTCTGAGCCACGAACAATCTTATTAGAGTCGCCTGAAGTTAAACTATCTTTAGCAGTAAAGTTAGTTGTTTTGGTATAGTTTGACATTTAAATCACCTTTCCTTGTTTAGCAAATACATCAATCTTTTGAAGAGCTAGATAGTTACCTTCGACATCTGCTTCAATTCCAATCTGTGTTACATTACCAGTACCAGAGGAGTTTACTATGAAGGAACCATTCTTAAATAAACTATCTCCATATTCTCCTATTCCATATTGTGCTATACCAAACTCAGAAACTGATGCTTGGTTTGACACAGTTCTAGTGGTGGATCTGTACTCTTCAGTATAGTCAAAACCCCAATAGATATAGAATTGTTTATTAGAAGCTCCTCGGTAGGTAACTCCAATTTTCTTTAGAATTTTAATGTTACTAGGTAGACCTAAATTAGTATAGTTAGTGTAGTATCGTAGTCGATAGTTATCACCGTTATCTAAGTAGCCATCGTACTTACCGATATAAGTAGGAGTGGTTAGTAATAACTCATCAGCTTGTGTGATACAAAAAGAGTTAGGACTAAAGTTACTAAAGGTAGTTACTCGTGCTGCACCATCAGGCAACAATGATCTAGTATCAAAGCAGTAGGTCTTCTCAGCGCCTGGAAGACTTAGTAAATAGAAAGCCTCTTTAGGATAGTAAATACCTTTAATATTATTCTCAGGTTCTGCTAGTACATCTACTAAAAACTCATCACGAATATTTTTAGATAAGTCTCTAAACGGTAGTGACTTCTCCTGGATAACCCGCTGTAAACTAAGTAGGCCAATACGAGACATAAAAATAATATCTGTTCCAGTATTCTGTACTGTATCTCGTGCGATACACCCTACATTAGGAATATAATCTACCAAAGTAAGTTGTGTTACATCCGTAGGAGTACCATAAACAGCAATGTTATCTCTGCCAAATACAATCAAGAATCCATTATGTGCTGCTAATGCTATAACTTCATCGTTATTAGGAAATACAGCGTTAAGGGACAAAGATCCTGAGTCACCTCCACTAAAGTCTGATCCATCTAACAGACGAGAAAAATAAATAGTTTGTGTGTCTCCAGGGCTATTAGCTAACCATAACCGCCCATATGCAGCAAGACCACAGTTAGGTTTAAACTCACCAGCAGAGTAGCCAAACGGCAATGTGCCGGTATCGTCTAGTACTTGGAACCCGAATGTACCACTATCATGTGCATGAGGATTAGCACTACCTGCAGTGGGTAGCTCATGGAACACAAGCACTTTATGATTAGACTGTACTAGGTAAGCGTGTGGTTTGCTGTCCTGTCCTTCTCCGTATGGCAGTGCAACAGCTTGCCAGTTATCTGCAGTAATAGTGTAAGTAGCTGCGCCGTTGTTAGCAGCATTCTTAATTGTTACATTAGTGATTGGGTTTGTTCCTGTGTAGAGTTGACTACCTCCACCAGAGATAATAACATTAGAACCTTCTTTAACAAACTCAAACACAAACTTCATGTTAGTAGGTGCGCCATACTCTGCAATACCATACTCGGCTATGCCGTACTCTGCAGCACCTCCAGAGCCAAAGCTACCAATCTCTCCTGTTAAGGCTACCCAGCCCTTCCTAGATGCTAAGCGACCAGCAGAATCAAAGACAACATTTTCTGCTACACGAGCAAAGCGAATATCGCTGTCTTCGTTAGACTGCTGACTGTTTAAGCCTAGAAAGCCAGGGGCTGCTAAGCTCTGCTTAATAATCTCTTCAGCCATTAGGCAGCATCCCAAATAGTTTCATCAGGATAACGATTAGCTTCAATAGCAATATGGTCTGCTAGTGACTGTCGATACAGTGCGTATGCTTCTGAAGAGGCAAAGCCAGCATCTTCTCCACGCTCGGCAATAGCTTTAGAATACGCTAAGAATATGACAGGTTCAGCAGGTACTAACAACTCATCAGCATCAAACCGTAGAGGATCTTGTGGCTGTATGATGTTAAATCTAATAGTGTAGACGCCGTTAGGGATAGGATAAATATCTACCTGCGTGTCTCCTTGTGAACTAAAACCATTAAAGTTATAGTACATAGGAGCGCCTTGTTCAGCGCCTTGGTTAAGAAATAAATCATCCATCTCATTAGATGACTTGTAGTTCATAAACCAGTTACTTGTGTCATTAATAACATTTAGAACCCTAAAGCGTTGACCAGAGCCTACTAAGACACCATTAAATAAACTAGCTACGGTATCCATAGTCAAGGTATTGGACAGTGAGTTCCAGTTATAGGCGTCCTCTACTTGCCGCTGTGCATCAATGACAAACTTGCCTATCATCTTGGAATAGGAGTTCTCCGAGACAGACGATACCTCATCCTCTCGAAGCCTGACCAGTACATCATTAACTAGTTCTAAATAGTTCATAATAGTATTATACCATAATTAGTTAGGTTTGTCAACTACTCTTTACTCAACAATCCCATTTTCTTAGTGCTAAGGCTTTCCGTGTAGGTCTGCCTTTAGAATCCTTCATAGGGCCTGCTACGCCTCCCATACGAGCACAGAAGGACTTCCTACGAGCAGCAGCCTTCGGAGACTTCTTAGCCTCTTTAGAGGACACTGGAGGCTTTAGATTGGCCCCTTCCTTGGCTTTGAAGTAAGCTCTGCCTTTAGCGTTCAAACCGCCTTCAGGATTCTGATAGACTTTCTTGACCATTATTTCTTCGCAGTCTTCTTTGCTTGTTTAAACGCTTTAGGGGTAGGAGCGCCTTTTGTCCCAGGCTTACGCATTTTCTCGCCTGAGCCTTCTTTGATACGCTTCCGTTTAGCCCAGATATTAGAGTATAAACCTTGTTTCATTTCTTAGCCTTTTTCTTCTTAGACAGACCAGCCATAGAAAGACCGATAGCAACTGCCTGCTTAGGTGGATAACCTTCTTTACGAAGTTTACTAATCTTTGCAGATGCTGCTGCTTGTTTTCCCTTCTTAGTGTAGGGATACTTCTTTCCGTCTACCATAGGCATAGTTTTCTCCTTAGTTAAATTGTGCAGCTAGCTTCGGTTCTAACTCAATAGTTACTATACAGGCGGAGTTAGTAGCTCCAGTTTCAATCTGAACCCTTATCTCATCGCCCTCATCTAGTAAGACATAGGCGTCACCATCTAGTCTTAGATATTGTTTAGCAGTTAAGTCATACTCATATACAAGAGGTATCTCTACATTTGCACTTTTATCGTACCACCAAGCAGTAAAGTGTTTAGCAGAGGAAGTACCATTATAAGCATACAACAAAGACCAAGTCCCTATATGCTTAGTAGGAATTGTATACATCGTAGTTTTAGTATTAGGGGTAAGGACTTTACCTACTGATACTGCTCTCATTCTTGGTCCTTTACTGTTTTACCTAACCAACCTTGAACAGTTTTAGTTTCATAGATACGGAATGATGTCCAAACAATAGTAAACAAAGCGGCAACAGCAGGTAAAACTTCTGCTAGTGTACCTACTACAGTTGCAACTGATAAAGCGTCTACGGCGTGTTTTGTTGCTTCTGTAGTCATTTACACACCCATTGCTGAAGATAGGTTAAATGTTATATCTGCGGTTGCAGACGGAGCACTCAAAGTATCATCAGAAACAATAACCACAGACTCTGGCTTTGTATATTCAACCCATTGCTCTTGGCTTTGACTCCATGAAAAGTCTGTAGTTTCTGTGGCCGCAGGCTTGAGATCACGAACCACCCACCCCGGTGGAAACCACCAGACTACTTCTTTGCCTTCTGGGGCTACAGGCGGTTCAGGAACCTCAATCCAACCTTCTTTATCGCCCGACATTTCAGGCTTGGGGATAGAACCATTTTTAGAGTAAAGCATGACCACTCCTTACAGTAATTGGAACGCCGCAGTCGGCGGGGTAAAGTTTTGGGTGTACCGGGCGATGCCTTTGGTGATGCGGAGGTCGTCTATAAAGCCGTTTAGATTTTCTGTATTGTCATATCTTGCGCCAATGGTTAATACAGACGAAATATACACATTATTATCTGTGGCAGTAGACCCGATTTGACTGCCGTTAATAAACATTTTAGTTGAGGTTCCAGAACGACAAACTGCAACATGAGTCCAAGTTGATGTACTAGCACTTCCACCAGAAACAAGCGTTGATCCATTTCCAAAATAATACCAACCAAGACCACTATAATAAATAATACAAGGAACTTGTGCGGTTGATGCCGCTGCTGTTCTGCCATCAAATACTGTGTTATTGGATGCTATAGAAGAAAAATATATCCAAAATTCAATTGTGTAATCACCAGAACCAAACGCAAGATTTGGTGATGATGGAACAGTTAAATAATCACCAGTACCATCAAAGTACATACTACCACCACCAAACTTGCTTTGTGTTGTGCTGATCTGTGCGTTACCTACCGTTTCCAGATCGTTCTTGGCCGCGGCATCCGTGATACCGGCGTTGGTGAAGTTGCATAAAAACCTAGTATTTGCGTCATTGGTAAACGGTGTAGTAGGAACAGTAGTTACAGTGCGTACCGTGTTGGAAATACGAACCGAAGCAATGTATCCATTCCATACAGCATTATTCCAATCTGTTCCAATTGCAAGAGTAGTGTTTTGTGCGTTATTTGTGTTTGATACTGTGCCTTGAGACACACCATTTACATAGCCTTGAATCGTAGAACCATTATAAGTCATTGCAACATAGTTCCATTGACCTAATACTGGCGTACCTGCATTTACATAATTACTTCCAATTTGGAACCACCACGCACTACCTTCAATACTTAACGCAGTTCTTCCCGAATCTCCGGAACTACCTTGAGCAACAATGTTTTTAGTGGTTGAAATTGCTTGTGTTGTGTATACCCATGCTTCAATGGTGAACGAACCCGTGGGTATGACTTGACTTGTGCTTGTTTGAAGATAATCCCCCGTACCATCAAAGTACCCGCTACCACCGTTAGTACCTGCTGAGTACGCCGCAGTTGGGGCAAATGGGCTGAAGGCTTGGACGCGGGTATCGCCGTTGCGGGTGATGGTAAAAGCGTTGCTGCTGTTGTCTACGAAGCGGTTGGATTGGCAGGTAAGTAAGGATGTGCCAGAGATTGCGGTAAGTGGTGTAGTTGGCACGGTTACCGATGTGACTCCAGACCCTTTAACAATGCGGACATTTGATAAATATCCATATACAGTATTTACAAAACTACCGCTCTGGTCCTCCCCGCCAATTACTGTTTGATAGGTAGAATCATAATTGCTAGTATCGCTAAACGAACCGCCCTCAGTACCATTGATAAATACTTTGGTCGTGTTACTTACCCGCGATGCGCAGATATGGTTCCATGCGTTAAGCGTGACAGTATTTGATGTTGTGACTCCAACGCTATTGTCATTGAAATACCAACGTACTTTGTTGTCGTCTTGAACACGCAACACACCTGCGTTGCTTTGATACCGTCCCATGCAGACGACTGTTTGGTAAGCGGCTGTGGTTGGATATATCCATGCCTCAACCCTAAAATCGCCAGTACCCATTTTTAGGGCCGTATTGTTGGCAACCGTTAAATAATCTCCTGATCCATCAAAATGGTTTGACCACTCGCTTGCGCTGACAGAAAATGGCGAGAACGTGCCTTGCGTGGTATTGCCGTTGCGGGTGATCGAGAACGCATTGGTGCTGGAGTCCAAGAACGTATTGTTCTGTGCGCCGTTCGTACCCGACCCCGGAAGCAACATGGTGGTGTAGTTAAAGTACGGGTCTGCTGTGGGCGTGGCCGCTGCCTGATAGAAGTTACTAAACGCACGGGTCGGTGGGGTGAAGTTGTAGGTGTAACGGCCAACCCCTTTGGTTACACGGAGATTGTCGATGTAGCCGTTTAAGTAGCCGGACGAAAGATCAAAACCATTAACACCAATTGCTGGTCTAAAACTACCATTTATATAATCAAGTGAATCTGTATAAGTAGATCCGCTTTGTGTTCCATCTATGAACAATTTTGTGCTTGTTCCAGACCGAGACACAGCGATGTGATACCACTGACCTGTTGACAAATTTGACCCAGTAATTCTATTTGCATTATTTGTATAATATATGAGTGTTGCGTTCGAACCATTTAAATAAATAGTTGGATAATTTCCAGACCCACTTGTTGGTCTTGAATCATAAAGTGTAACAAAACTGCCACTCGATGGAGCCGAAATTAATCTTAACCAAAATTCAATGGTAAAGTCACCAGTCCCAAACACCATTTGAGGCGTATCTTTCATCACCAAATAATCACCAGTACCATCAAACGCCATGCTCCCCGTGCCGTACTTCACCACCGATGTGCTGACCTGCGCGTTGCCAACGGTCTCCATGTCGTTCTTGGCCGCGTTGTCGAAGATGCCTGCGTTGGTGAAGTTGCAGAGAAGTTGCGTATTGGTAATTGCAGTAAGTGGTGTAGTTGGTGGGGTAAAGGCTGCGGTGTAAACTGCTGTGCCTTTTACTAATCGAGCGTTAGAAATATATCCAGTATAGTATCTATCGTATGTAGCAACATTTCGTGATGCGCCGAATACAACATCTCCGTAAGTAGGGTCATAATAAACCGTTATACTTGCTGTTGCAGTTCCAGTACTAACGCCATTTACATACAATGTCCAATTATTTCCGTTTCTAACTCCAGCAAGATGATTCCAACTATTTAATGTAATTGGTGTACTTGATGTTATAAGAACATCATTATCACTTCCAGCAGACGCTTGAAATTGAGGATAGCCAGAAGAGTCAGTTCGTAATGACCAAGAATTTCTTGCTGATCCTGAACTTTGCTGTTGGCAAAAAAGCGGTGTTGCAGTTACAAATGCTCCTGCGTAAACCCAACACTCTATTGTAAAATCTCCACTGCCAACATCAAACGCTGAATTTCTTGCAATGTTTAAATAATCCCCCGTGCCATCAAAGTACCCGCTACCACCGACATTGGTTGTGCTGTATGGGCTAGTGGGTGCGCCGAAGGGTTGGAATGGGACTACTGATGGAGAACCCGTAGCTGTAATTGGAAAACCTGAACCGCTATTTGCAGTGCTGTTATCTATAAAGCGATTAGATTGGCAGGTTAAAAATACGGTTGATGCTGTTGCTGTAAGTGGAGTGGTTGGAGGAGTAAAATTTCCTGTGTATGGTAATGCTCCAGAAGTTGCTCCGTTGCAATACCTTGCATTAGACACATACCCTGTTATCGGGCTTTGAGTTCCTGTATTGGCTCCAACACACAAATCAAAAGATGAAACTATTGGACTTGATCCAAAAGAGGTTGTAGCTTCTTGAATTCCATTTATGTAAATTCTAAGCGTGGTGTTGTCTCTAACTCCTACAACATGATTCCACTGTCCAACAACAGGAGTTGTTGCTGAACTAACCGCAGTCCATGACCCACCGTTATAAATTGCAAATCCAAATTTATTTGCGCTTATTCCAATCCCGGTATAAGAATAACCAAGCCAAAAACCATCTTTTCCAAAAATTAAACGATCAGACGATAGCGCACTAAAGTTAACCCAGCACTCAAATGTTGCATAGGTATTCATTGCAAAAGTACTGCTGTACGGAGTACTTATAAAACTTGAACCGCCAAAGTAATTACTCCAATACCCCGCCGCCTGACTGAACGGTGTGAACGTACCTTGGGTGGTGTTCCCGTTACGGGTAATGGTGAAGTTATTTGAGGACGAGTCTAGGAAGGTGTTGTTCTGTCCAGCATTAGTATTAGTAGTGCCAGACAATAAAGTTACATTCTGCCAATTGGGATCACCAACCGCACCAGCCCCAAAAGGACCACCAAGCAATTGTTGTTGAATTCCACTCATTTACGATACGCTTCCTGAGATAACACACACAGTACCGCTGATAAATAGGATGGTTGCAACACCACGGGTAGCCAGAGTAACGGTTGCTTTGTCTGAATCTGTTCCAGAAATATAAGCCGTAGTGATAGAGCAGGTAATTGTAATGCCTGCTGAAGTATTATTAAAGACAGAAATTACGTCACCAGCAGCAAATGTGGCATCAGGAATAGTAATAGAACCGCCGGAGCCTACTTCAACATACTCACCCACATCCGTTGTCGCAAGGGTATAAGAAGTAGTCTTAGCTGATCCTGATAATGGAATATTACGAAATCCAATTGTGTAATCTGCTCCGGGATCAGGCAATGTAGCAGTTCTACTACCGGTCAAACTTGCTGGAGTTACTGTGATTGCCCTGCTATTTGTACCACCTGCCCGGCCAGCGATTACAACAGCGTCTTGGGTGCTTGCAGCTTCGGAGCGAATAGCACTAGCTGCACGAAAGGTCTGTGCTGCAGTAAAGGTTTGTGCGTTATCTAACTTTGCTGTATCTGCATCGTATGCCTGAACAGTTGTACCAATGTCTGCGCTATCAAGATAGTCAGACGCTGTAGTTAAAACTGTGTGCCCGCCATTTTGCAGAGTGCCTGTAAAGTTAGCGGTGGTTGCGTTATACTTTGCTGTATTAGCATCGTAACCCTGTACAGTGCTGCCAATGTTTGAAGCAACTAGAACATTGCTACCGCCATTCTGTAGCGTACCAGTAAAGTTAGCTGTAGTGGCATTATACTTAGCAGTGTTTGCGTCATAGCCTTGTACGGTACTTCCAATATTAGAAGCTACTAAAACATTGCTACCACTATTTTGTAAAGTACCTGTGAAGTTTGCTGTTGCAGCGTTATACTTTGCAGTGTTGGAATCATATCCCTGAACTGTAACACCGATTGCAGCAGACTTTAGGATGGTTGCGTCAGCAGGCTCAAATGAAGAAGCAGAGTAACCGCTGTCTTTAATAATCTTACCAGAGGTTCCATCAAATGCTACTAAGCGGCTGTCAACTGCAGAGGCAGGACCAGTTACATCGCCTGATCCAGATCCTGGAGCGCCCTTCTCAGCTAGGATATCCCAGTAGGTTGTATTAGTTGGTAGGTTACCAGTAGAGGCTAACTTACAAATGTAAGAAGAACCGTTGTAAGATACAGCATCATCAACTACATAAGATGTGCCACCGCTGTATGTACCAAGCCAGTTCATTCCAACAGGACCTGTAGCGCCTGTAGCACCCGTGTTGCCTGTGTCTCCACGAGGAATAGTAAAATTAAATACTGCAGCAGATGATGTACCAGCGTTTGTAACTGAAGCAGAAGATCCTGCAGATCCTGTTGTAACAGTTCCTACAGCGATTGTAGCTGCACTCCCTGCAGGCCCCGTAGCGCCTGTTGCGCCTGTGGCTCCAGTAGCCCCTGTAGCTCCCGTAGCACCTGTATTTCCAACAGGAATGCCAAAGGTCATGGTGGTAGTGCCAGAGTTATATGAGACAGTGGCTGATGCGCCAGCAGATAGTGTAGTAGCAGTAACTGCTAAATCTTGTTGAAAGTCTACGGTACTTGCTTCAGCAGCTTCTGCAGCAGCTTGTGCGGCCTCAGCAGCAGCTTGTGCAGCCTGTGCAGCGGTTGCAGAGGCGCTTGCTTGTGCAGCGTCTTCAGCTACATCTTCAACAGATGCTGCAGCAGCCTGAGCAGTTGCGGCACTTGCAGCAGCGGCAGCAGCACTACCAGCAGCTTGTGAGGCAGCAGAAACAGCCGCAGCGGATTGGTTAGTTGTATCGGCTACAGCATCACCAGCACCGCCAGGACCACGATAGATTGCCATGTTTTATTCTCCGTGTAGTTTTACTCAGTAAACTTAGTAAATTTACTTAGTAAAACTCCCCAGACCTTGTGAGCCTGGGGAGAAGCTGTTGTGCTATAAGAGCACTAAGCTATTGATCAGTCAACAATCAAAGCAACTGCTGAGTCAGGACGAATCGTCTTAACACCGTACAGCGTGTCGGACGTAAGCAGATCAGCAAGCCACTCTTGCTTGTACTGGGTCTGTGAGCGAACACCCATTTGCTCAACCAGCGTGAAGGCATCACGATGGAAGAGACCAGCTAGACGCTTGCCAGACTCAGGAGTCGGTGCGTTGCTGGAGATGTACACTTCGATACCGTACAGGTTACCAACACGACCATTGCGGATGGTGTTAGCAGCACCAGACTCACCAGTAAAGGCTTGCTCGGTGTAACGGTCAGTACCCATCAAAGCGTTACGCAGCACAGGCGGGATGACAAAGGAGCGACCATCCATCGGAACATCAGCATCGTCCAGATACTGAATAGCCTGACGGAAGCCAACATCACCAAACTTACCTTCCGTGCTGGACACAGATCCGTCATAAGCAATCAGTGCGCCAGTCGAGTCAGTAAAGGTGAAGGTGCGGCTGTTGGTGTAATCGTTACCATCGCCATCGCCAATCGACTTAAACAGCGACCAGAGGTCAGTGTCAACCTGCACACCAAGTGAGTAGCCAGCGTCATCCGTGTAGAAACGGCGTAGCGAAGGTAGTGCCTGAACGGTCACGATGTCTTCGATCAGTCGGCTGTACTCATAGTGCTTGTCGATATTGACGATTACTTCGTCTTCAGTAGCAGCAATCAGGTTAACCTGCGAGCTAGCAACTTTAGCAGAAGCAGTTCCACGGGTGGGCTTAGGAATGTGAACGGTGTCACCTTTCTTACCCTTGAAGTTCATCTTGTTCACGAGGTTAGCGAGAACCAGTGACTTCTTATAAGCAGCAACAATCTCGTCACTCCAA